CCTACGAGAACACAAAGCAGTATAAATCGGTTGAAATTTTCGACCACGCGGACTTCTGGAGAGTTGCACGGCTCTGGAGTCACGACAACATTGTACTAATCAGCGAGCAGGAAGCTCCTGACGACTTCGTGCCGGTGTGGATCCACAGCGTAACCCGCACCATGAACCAAAATAAGACGATAGCAGCCACCGAGAGGCTATTCGTTGCGAAGGAGGTGCTCGAGCGTGAGGAAATTGTTGCAGCAGTTTAAGAAAATTGTATTTTTCGATACTGAGACAACCGGCCTCGATCCTGAAAAGGATCAGATCATCGAGCTGGCTGCTGCTCTCGTAACCGAAAACGGCATAGAGCTCAAAATCGACGCTTTTTGCAAGCTGCCGGAGGGCGAAAAGATACCGGAGAAGATCGTCGAGCTGACTCATATCACCGACGACATGCTGGCAGATAAAGGGATCGACTACCGCGAAGCCTGCAGGATCTTCTGCAATATGCTCCACAGTGACAGCGAGGTGCTGCTGGTGGCTCACAATATCCAGTTTGATCTGCTTTTCATTCTGGAAATGTTCAAACGCTGCGGCATGGTTCCGAAAGCTCCAAAGCTCCGGGCGCTCGACTCCCTGACGGTATATAAGGACCGCGCAGCGTACCCGCACAAGCTGGCGAACGCGATCGAGCACTACGGCCTCGCTGATAAGGTCCAGAACAGCCACAGAGCGATCGACGACGTTCTGGCGCTCTACGAGGTGACTAAGGCCATGAGCGAAGAACGGGACGACCTGACGGACTACATCGACCTTCTGGGCTACAACCCGAAGTACGGCATAACCGGCCGGAAATTGAGACAGATCACATACATGCCCCAGTCTTACAAACTCGGGTGCAGACTGCCGGATCTTATGAATGGAGGTGGATCTTGTGAGTAACGGCGTACTTATTACCCTGATTATTTGCGTAACGCTGGTAATTATCAGCTACAACAACAAAGGTGGAAAAGACAACGACAAAAAGTAAAGGAGGCGCGCAACACATGGCCAAAGAATACAGCCGCAAGGCGGTTTTTGAGATACTGGGCCAAGAGGTCCCAGACAAGGAAATGCAGCGGGCTGAGTCTTATGCAGACAGAAAGCTCGAGCGGGCCACAGAAATACAGCCAGAGGACGCGGCGACGTACCGCTCCGGCTGGTACCGTGTTTTGCTGGTGGCCGATCTGGTGAGGCAGCTCGCCTTCCAAGACTTCACGCTCGCCCTCTGCGAGCTGAGAAACTACGAACCAAAAGGAGGTATACAGACCAATGCAAACACATGAGGACATAAAAAGGGCCAGCCGCCCAGAACGTCCAGCCCAAGTGACCGCGAAGAAGGAGACGGTGCTCTCGCCTGAGCCCGTCCATAATTTCAAAGATCACAGAGAAATTATAGCACGAAAACACAGAAAAGCCAATAGGCGCCGCGAGGTTTTCCTTGCCAGACTGGCAGCAGGCGCCGCTCTGGTGCTCGTTGTGACCGTTACCGTGAGTCTGGTATCTTGCAGCAAGAAAAAAGAACCGGTAAACGCTCCGGCAGCAGAAACAACAGAAACACCGCAGGAGACTACTCTCATAATTCAGGACGAAACACAGCCGGACGGCTACTACTTCGCATATCTGACAGAGAACGGAGAACCTCACGCGGTAGATATGGAGGAGCTCGCAAGATCGTGGGCCTCTGAGGCCGGTTTTGAACTCCGGTACGAGCTGACAGACGCCGAGCGCTACGAGGTGGCCCAGATCGTCACAGCAGAGGCCGAGGGAGAACCGCTGGCGGGTAAAATTGCAATTTGCCAGTGTATCCTGCAGGCATGTGAGGACGACAGGATCCGGCCGGCAGAGGCAGCAGACCGCTACTCCTATTCCAAGAAAAGACCGGAGCCGTCAGTGGAGGCAATGCAGGCCGTTCGGTATGTGTTTGACTTCGGAATGATAGCAAGCACCGAGCCGATCAAATACTTTTATAATCCCGATCTTGTGGCGAGTAAGTTCCACGAGTCACAGCGCTACATAATGACAATTAACAACCACCGCTTCTATGCGGAGAAGGAGGACTAAATGCAACCGATAGTAAACGACTTTTTCTGCGGCTGCGGAGGCATGGGCGTCGGGTTCCTTAATGCTGGCTATAAAATAGCTGGGGCGTGGGACTTTGACAAATATGCGGTGCAAAGCTACGACCACAACGTCGGGCACCATGTAAAGCAGGCAGATATTAAAGAAATGACATGGCAAGACGTCCCTTTTGCTCATGTTTGGGCTTTCGGGTTCCCTTGTCAAGATCTGAGCGTTGCCGGTAAGCAAGCCGGGCTACTGCTCAAGTGCCAAGATTGCGACAGCGATTTTGCTATTGATCCGAGCAATTTCACGGGACAGACAACCTGCCCGAGCTGCGGATCTAAAAACTATAAAGCAGCCAGTCGCTCCGGGTGCTTCTATGAAATAATGCGCCTGATTGATGAAACCAGAGAACACGCACCGAGCTCACTACCCGCCGTGCTTGTCGCGGAAAATGTAAAAGGCTTAACTCCGTATATTCCAGTGCTGACGGCTGAATTAAAACAGCGCGGATATATCGCCCACGTTAAATTATACAACTCAAAATTTTGGAATGTAGCCCAGAACCGGGAACGCTACTACATAGCAGCCACCAGAGACGACCTACCGGACGTTTTGCAAATGCCAGAGCAGAACGAAGATCCTGAAAAGGTTCCCAAACTGTCGTTTTTTCTGGACGATAACGTCCCCGAGAGATTTTACATTCCAAACGAAAAAGCCCGGAAAATTATCGAGCAGGCGCTCAAAAGGCTGGAGGAACTCGGGAAAGTACATGCAACTATTACGCCAGACCGTATCGAGAAAAGGCAAAACGGTCGACGAGCTAAAGACGACGAGGAGCCAATGTTTACGCTTACGGCTCAGGATCTCCACGGCGTAATTATCCAAACCGAGGAGGACGACGAAAACGGCATTATTGTCTCTGAGATATGCAACGAGACCGGTCTGCTGGATCCAAACGGCTGCGGTAAAACCCTTCGAGTTGGCGGGGGGTCGTTGACCAAGAAGCACAACTACCAGCACATACTGTTGAGCACATCGGAATAACGGTGACGGACTACGCCACCAATTTGCAGAAATTCACCGATACAGCAAATTGCCTTCAGGCAAGAGACTCGAAAGGCTTCGGACGTCAAGGCATGACTGCTGTTATTGAAATATCAAAGGAGGGCAAAAATGCCAAAACTTGAAATGATCGGCTTGCTGGATATAAAGGGGCAAGACTCTATTCGGCGAGTGTACGATCCTGACGGTCTGGCCCCTACCCTTACGACTTGCGGGGGGGTGTAGACAAGTGAAAATTTTAGATAAAAAGCGATACAGAGTCAGAAAACTAACCCCGACTGAATACGGACGCCTGCAGGCGTTTCCTATGGAACATTGGGAGCAGGTAGTCTCAGACTCTCAGGCTTATAAGCAATTCGGTAATGCAGTAACCACAACCGTTGCAACCGGCGTAGCTGAGTCGATAACGAACTTTTTGAGCCACGTCGGAATATTAAAGGAGGACACCACAATGGAAGAAATGAACAAAGCAACCAACACACAGACGCAGGCTGAAAACCCAGCCATAGCACAGATAAATGCTATTTTACAGCCTAAAAAGGAAAGGCTTGCAGAACTCAGAAACGAAGAAAACCAGCTCAGCACAGAGGTCGAAGCTCTCGAGCTTGCTATTTCAACAATTCAGAACGGAGGGAAAGAAAATGCCTAAGTTAATTCAGACAACCACAACAGAGACAGAAACAACATGGAAAGGACTCGCTAACCTGATAAAAGGAGGCGGCGGCACCTTGAAAATCGGCGACATTATCACGGAGAAAACCCTCGACGGCGAGGAAATGGATCTCGTAGTCGTTGACATGGGTCCGAGCTGGGCTCGCTTCGAGAGTAAGGACTGCCTGCCGGTGGAGGTTGCCTACAATCAGAACAACAGAAACGCCGGAGGCTTCGCAGACTCAGACGTCAAGCGCTACTTAAACGAGGAAGTTTTTAACAGTCTGCCGGAGGAGCTTCGCAATGTGATCGCCGAGGTTGAGCGTAAGCAGGAAAACGGCAAGAGTTCACTCTGCCGCCTCTTTTTACCTACCGAGTCGGAGCTGTTCGGGGACTGCTGCTATTCAGAGGACGACACATACAGCCAGATTGAATACTACAAGGATCGCCGCAACCGTATCAAATGCAACAGAAAAGGTGGATCACCTGATTGGTACTGGGCCGCTTCTGTCAGGAGTGGCACCTCGACTCGTTGCGTGCGCGTCGGCGGCAACGGGTACTCCTACCTCTGGCACGCCAGCGGCGAGCTTTGCGTCCCGGTCTGCTTCGTAATTCAGTAAATCATAAATCCCGCCGCCTTTGTGCGGCGGCATAAGGAGGAGAAACCACATGCAAGAAGAACAGAAAGAAACCGCAGCGGGCTCCCCGGTTGCCTCATTCCAGACGCGGCGGGACAAACCGATCGAGGTAATGAGCCTGCAGGAGAAATTCATCGAACTGCGGCGCAAGATCCCAAGGATTGAAAAGGGCCAGCACAGCGAGGAGGTTCCCTATAAGTTTGCAAAGATTGACGACGTATGGAGAGCTATCACTCCCACGATGAATGAGCTCGGCGTCAACTTCGACATTATTCAGGAGGAAAACGCCCAGATTAAGACTATGAACACGCAGCACGGCGGTCTCATGTTCCTTTATGAGTCCGATCTGACAATGCGCTGGACCAATGCAGACAACGAGGACGACACCGACGAGGCCCAGACTCATGCAATCGCATGGAACGACGATCCGGCCAAAGCTAAAGGCAGCGCGTGGACCTATGCAATAAAATATTATCTTTTTGAAAAATTCAGCATTGACATGGGCGAGACCGATCCAGACATGAAAGGCAAGCTAAGCGCTCAAACAGCCTCACAGCCGGCCAGAAATGCCGCAGGCAACCAACAGAGCCAACCGAACAATAAAACCACTCAGAGCGGCCAGAACGGAGCCGAGAAGAAACTCACAGCGGCACAGCTCGACAGAATGTACCGGAAAGCTCAGGACGCCGGGCTCTCCAAAGAGCAAACGGACGGCAGGATCAATTATTTATACAGCAAGAAACCAGCCGACATGACTCGGGCAGAGTATGACGACATTTGCAAGCGCATGGACGACACAGCCAGAGAGCTGAGGAATGGAGGAAATAGACAGTGAACAAAGTCATTTTAATGGGGAGGCTCACCAGAGATCCCGAAGTACGATACACGCAAGGCAATGAGCCTATGGCGATAGCTCGCTACACTCTCGCCGTGGATCGCAGAGGCAGAAAAGACGGAGGCAAAGCAACTGCCGACTTTATCCAGTGCGTTGCCTTCAGGAACAACGCCGAATTTGCTGAGAAATACCTGAGACAAGGCACAAAGATCGCAATAACCGGCAGGATCCAGACGGGAAGCTACAACGACCGCGAGGGCCGCAAGGTATACACTACCGAGGTTGTTGTTGAGGAGGCAGAGTTTGCGGAAAGCAAGAATAAAAACGGCAACCAGCAGGAGCCTCCAACCGGTCCTGCAAGTGGCGACGGTTTTATGAATATACCGGAGGGCGCAGACGATCAACTCCCTTTTAATTAATTTTCGCCCTACCGGTCAACCGGTGGACGACCGCCGGACGACCGACAAACGACCAAAACAGAAAGACACGCCAAGAAAAAGGACGACCAAAAAAGGAAGGAGGAAACGCCGTGGCATGGTTGAAAATTTATCAATCAATTAGACAGCATAGAAAAATTTTAGACGCAGCCGACGCTCTCGAAATAGCTCCACCCTACATGATCGGGCTCCTGACTTCGTTCTGGCTCTGGGCTCTCGATAATGCCCCGGACGGCAATATCTCGGAGATAAGCGCGCGAAATATAGCCCGCGCAGCACAGTGGGACGGAGACGCCGACGAACTGCTGCAAGCCTTTATTTCTGCGGGTTTGCTAGATCAGGGCGACGAGGATCCTGCCACTCTCACGATCCACGACTGGGAGGAATATGCAGGCACTCTGATCCAGCAGCGTGAAGCCGAAAAGGAACGCTCCAGACGCCGCCGAGCGGCTGCTAAAAAGACCGAAGGACGACCGCCGGACGACCAACAAACAACCACTGGCAGAGTAGACAAGACTAGAGTAGATAAGACTAGAGATATAAAGGATCCTTTAAGTGCTCCTCCAGAGCACGAAGCAGCGGCACCTGCTAAATCAGATCCGACTCCGTATGTGAAAATCATGCAGTTATACAACGAGATTTGCGTCAGCTTCTCGAAGATCCAGAAGATTGACGGAGCCAGACGCAAGGCGGTGGCTGCAAGGTTTAAGACATACCCGAATATTGAGACATTCGAGACACTGTTCAGGAAAACCGAGGCGAGCAGCTTTATGAAAGGCGAAAACGATCGCAACTGGCGCGCCGACTTTGACTGGATAATGAAACCGACAAACATGTGCAAAGTGCTGGAAGGCAAATACGACGACAAAGGAGGCCCGGACAATGGCAACGAACCACCAAGCGGATCCCGCTACAAACTCACCGGCTTCACAGCAGCCGAGTGACGGCTGGTTTTACAGCAACGAGGAAAGAGACTGGCCGGAACCACCACCGGAGCCGGTGCCGTGTGAATATTGCGGAAAGCTCCGGTATCACAGAGGCAAAGAACTCAACAACATGGGCGACCGGATCTTCTGGATCCCCACCGCTATTCCTTGCAACTGCCCGGGAGCAGTCGAGGCTAGAGAAAAGGAACGGCTCGAACGAGAGCAGGAAGAAAAACGGAAAGCCGAGGACGAAATCAGACGCCGGGTGTCACGTCTCAGATGTGACTCAGGAATGAGGGACCGCTTTTTAGAGCGAACCTTCAGCAACTACCTCACCCCGGACGAGAGAACGACCAAAGCGAAAGAAACGGCCATGCGATACGCCCAGAATTTTGACAATATGGGCCAGAAGAAAAACGGGCTTTTCATACTGGGCGACATAGGCGTCGGAAAGACTCACCTCGCTGCTGCTATCGCCAACGACCTGATCCAGAGAGGCCGGCCGGTTATTTGCATGACAATGATCGACATGCTGGCAAGGATCAAGGCTACATACGACAAGCGCGAAATCTCGGAGGGTGAGATCCTGAGAGTTTACGAAACGATCCCGCTCCTCATTATCGACGACATGGGGAAAGAACCGCCGACAGACTGGGGCGTCTCGAAGATCTACGCGATCATAAACGCCCGCTACGAAGGCTACAAGCCAACGATTGTAACAAGCAACTACACAGACACCGAGCTGGAGAAGCGCCTCACTCCTCAGAATGGGGACGACATGACAGCGAGGGCCATTGTGGATCGGCTGCGAGAAATGTGCGAGGCACTCGTCATGGAGGGCCAGAGCTGGCGCAGCAGATAAGGAGGCAGACAATGAGTGCAACAAACAGAGGAGGCACCAGAAAGCCGCACGACTTCTACCCTACACCGATCTCGACGATCGAGACATTTCTCGACGTTTTCCCTCTGAAGGGGGGGGATCGAGGTGCTGGAACCGGGAGCAGGTAGCGGCAACATAATCAAGACACTACAAAAATACGGCGATTTTTCGATCGACGCGGTGGAGATCAGACCGGAGGAGGCGCAACACCTGAAGGATCTCGGCGTCAATGTGATTATTGACGACTTCCTGAGCATGGACCTCGGGAAAAAGTACGATCTTATCATCGGCAACCCGCCTTTTAATCAGGCGATCGAATTTGTTGAGAAATGTCTCGGGCTACTTAAACCGGGCGGCAGGCTTATTTTCCTGCTCCGCACCGCGTTCATGGAAAGCGACCAGCGTTTTGAGTTCTGGCAGCAGGAAGATCACCAGCTCGCCGGACTCTACACCCTACATAAGCGCCCGAGCTTTACCGGACATGGAACAGACGCCACGAGCTACTCGTGGTTCGTATGGCAGCCCGGCAGCAGTCGCCAGACAATAAAAATTATTTAAGGGAGGGCACTGAATGAAATTAGCCTATATTTGCTCACCGTGTCGCGGTGACTATGAGAAAAACATCATCAAGGCGCAGGAATACTGCCGCGAGGCAATGAATGACGGCCTGCTGCCACTCGCCCCTCATGTGTATTTTACGCAGTTTGTGGACGACACCAACCCAGAGGAAAGAAAGCTCGGCCTGCGCTGCGGGCTCCAGCTCCTCAGACATTGCCAGCTTATCAGAGTTTACGGCTGCAAGGTATCTGCAGGAATGTATGACGAGATCCAGCTCGCCGGAGTGCTCGACATTGAGATCCAAGTTTTCGGCCCGCCGGAATTTATCGAGAACGTGCTGGAGATCTACAATCATGCAGCAGTAACACAGCGCAGACCTCTGAGAAAACACGCCGTCTCTGCCGCTGCTGCATACGCCGATCAGCCTGCTGCCGCTCCACTACTCACAGAGGCCGGCAAGAGTCTCAGAGAGGTTACTGCGGTTCATATCAACATAGATCCGACGGAGGCCTCAGAACTCGGCGAAATGATTGCGAACAGTCTGAAAAATGGCACCTCAATGTTGAGAGGGGGTGCGTGATATGAGTAACGGACGAAATTCAGAGGGCTACCCGGATCCTACACCATGCGAAGCCGAGAGAAATATCGAGTATGAGCGCAGGCAGCAGGGCCGCCGTGCTAAATACGCCGGGGAACGCTTCGAGAATATGATCTCCGCAGCGTGCAACTACTACCGCTCCCAGAATATTGCGGACATTGAGAAAACGCCGGAGCCTATGCGGCCACTGAAACCATACGGAGATCGCAGACGCGGCCAATATGTCGCGGTTTTCACCAAGAAAGCCCAGAACGACTACAAGGGAATACTCAACGGCGGCCGGTGCATTGCCTTCGAGGCCAAACATACAGACGCCGACAAGATCGAAGCCTCTGCCGTGAGCGATCGGCAGGCTGAGCTGCTGGAGAACTACGAGAAAATGGGCGCGAGCTGCTTCGTGCTCGTGAGCTTCAAGTTTGAGCAGTTCTACCGCATACCGTGGAGCGTCTGGCGAGATATGAAGGACATATACGGCCACAAGCACTTGAAACGCAGCGAGATCCAAGACTATGAGATCGGCCTCAATCATCTGGGTACGCTGGAATTTTTGAAAAAGACAAAGGGAGGAACGCACAATGCTGACACGCGCGCTTAATGATTTGAAAAACCCAAAAAGCAAAACCGGATCACTCCAGATCATTGCAACATTCACCGGGACAACCGGATCAATGGGATTTATCACCGGCCAGCGTTATGAACTGATCGTGAGATATATCCGCAGCCGCGGACGCTTCGAGGTGAAAACCAGAGACGGCCAGCTCTTTTGCCCTTATCAGAGCACGGAGGCCTTCGCGAAGAACTGGAGCGCCTCAGCTATCCAGAAAGGAGCCTAAATGAAAGCAATAACAATATGGCAGCCGTGGGCCGAATTTATAGCCGCCGGCGTAAAACATAACGAGACAAGGAGCTGGGCCACAAAATACAGAGGACCGATTGCGATCCATGCAGCAGTCAAACCAATACGCCAAGTCGTACCGCTTCTGTCAGAGAAAGCCTTCGGACTCATGGTTGAGAAGCTGGAAAAAGCAAGCATGGCAAACGGTGAGCTCCTGACATATTTCAATTACGGAGAAGTAATTGCAACGGCTGAGCTTGTGGCGTGCCACCTCATAACAGAAGAATACCTCTCTACTCTACCAGACACCGAAAAGGCTCTCGGAGATTATTCTCTCGGCCGTTACGCATGGGAGCTGAGAAACGTCAAAGAACTGCCGGAGCCCATAAAAGCAAAAGGCCAGCAGGGGCTCTGGAGCTGGGAGGCATAACATGAACATAACAATAAAACCGTGGAAACCCGGAGACGGCGGGCTTATATGCCTTCCGCTCCGCTCCAATATACCAGACGCAAGCAAGCACCCAGACTGGTGCCTCGTCACATGCCCGAGCTGCGGCCGGGAGTGCTGGGAGTCAGAGCTTGCGCGTCAAGTAAAGGCAGCGGGAGCCGCTGGAGTTTGTACCGAGTGTGCTCTCAGAGCCGCAAACACACCGGGAGGAGGTGAACAGAAGAAATGACCGCAGCAGAAATCACGCTCGGCGCCGCCGTGTGCGTATTATGGGCCGTTTTCCTGATTTTGTCAGCAATCGGAACCGTAGTAACCCACAAAGACGCCAAGAAGAAAGCCGCAGAGCTCCACATGGTAGCTTATGCGACCTATCAGCTCAGCCTTCGCATTGACGAGCTGAACAATTCCAAGACCAAGAAGGAGGATCCAGAAAATGAAGAAAACAAGCGTACAGAGTAACATCAACCTCGAAACTCTCGCCGGCGGTGCTTTTGCTGAAAAGCTCAACGAGGCACTCATGCAGGTGGCCGAGAACATTCAGAACCCGAACACAGAGGCAACCACCAAGAGACAGATCCAGATCACGCTCAAATTTGCACCGAACAAAACGAGACAGCTCGTAAGCACCCAGATCGCTGTCACGACCAAGCTCGCAGCAACCGAAGCAATCGACACTCAAATGATTATGGGCATAAATATGAGAACCGGCCAGATCGAGATCGCAGAATATGACGGCCAGATCCGCGGCCAAATGTCATTTAACGATCTGCAGGCTCAGGAACAGCCAGCAGAACCGGCTCAGGCTACCACTCCCGCTGCTAATGAGACACAGCCGGCAGCAGGCGCCAAAGAACAGCAGCCAGCACCTACCGGCAAGCCTCTGGACCTGAAAAACAGAAATAAAAAGCCAGCAGAGGTTCCGACCGATCAGGAGCAGGAAAAGGCAGAGGCGGCAGCAGGCGAACTCGTACCGGGCAGAGACTTCGATCCTGAGACGGGTGAGGTATTTGAGAACGGTCGCCCACCGGTCGACCAACCAACAACCACAGAACAGCCGAAAAGCAACCAGCACAAAGTCATTACAATGGGCCCAAAGGCCGTAAACGCATAAGGAGGACGAAACAATGGAAGGAATAAAGGAAGCTATCGCATATATCACCGGACTGGCAGTAAAAGCCGAGGATCCGAAAACGGTCGAGATTAACGGCAAGACATACTGCACGAAGGATCTCGTAAGATATGACGCACCGGAAAAGGCGGCGCCTATCTCCGCAACCACTCTCACCTCACTGGTGGACTACATCAAAGAAAACCGCGAAGAATTGCGCGATCGTATGATTATTCAGGTAGTGAACGAAACAAAGGTGCTTTTATACTCTGGCCTGCTTGCCGAGCGCGACCGTGAGACGCTTTTCGAGGTCAATGCCCTGCTGCCTCGTTTTGAATATGGCAGAGAATACGATCAGGAGAGCTTTCTCATTTCTATGCAGTCATGCTTCAAGGAAAGCGACGACCGCGAAGCTGTCACCATGCTGGCAAGCAATATCGTGAACACTCAGGAGGCTACCTTCTCAGACAACGGCACAACCCAGCAGGCAGTTATGAAAACCGGAATAACCACGAAGGACAACGTACTCGTGCCGAACCCGGTAAACCTGATCCCGTACCGCACATTTTTGGAAGTTGAGCAGCCGGCCAGCGACTTTGTTTTCAGAGTAAGCGAAGGCAGAGGCGGCGCTCCGGTATTCAAGCTCGTGGCTGCTGACGGTGGCGTCTGGAAGTCTCAGGCGGTGGCAAATGTCAAGGCGTACCTCACGGAAGCACTCAAAGACATACCGGACAGAGACAAGATCACAATCATTGCA